ATTTTTTGAATTCTATTGTCAGGTTTACCAACAACAGCAGTTACAAAATCCATTCTATCAGCAAGTTTTCCTTTTTTAACATATTGAAAAACCTTCTCAATATCCAATTTGTGAGTATCCACAAACTTTTGGATTGCGTCTTTATTCATACCAGTTAAACCGCCAATTTCCATTGCGGTTCTACTTGCGTTCTCGTTTAATAATGATTTCAATTTCATTTGATATCTCCAAAATCACACTCACAATACCCACCCACTTCGCAGATGATTTCTCTCATAAGTGTATTAACCTTACTATAATTATTAGTTTTTCTTACAACACCTTCTTTAATAACACCTTCATTTGTAGGTCTCATAAAAGCACCGTGAGTTGATGGGTTGGATACAAAGTCCCAACAAATTAATTCAAAGTCACTTTCAACTGCAACAGTGTCTTCACCAAGTTGACTTACCGAACCCATACCTCTTGAAGAGATACCGACTGTACATTCAGCCTTGATAAGTTCTTGTAAAATTTTACCAGCAGGTGTGTTTAGGATTTCAACAGCACCCACAACATCATCACCATTCCACCACACATCACGAACAATGTGAGATGTATTCTTCAATTCAATTACTGATGATTCCGGATGGTCTAATTCACCATACGCTCTATTTTCACGAATCTCACGACCTTTATACCTATCAATTTCTCTTTCAAGAATGTTTTTAGGATATACTCTACCATTTTGGTTTTTAGCATTTGCTCTCTGCAATACACCGGTCACCAAAAATCTTCCGTGGCGGTCCTGCGACTCCTTTAAGATTTGGGGTGTGATTTGGAATACAGTAGTATCAACTAATAATTGCTTCATTATTTTTCCCAGATTTGTTTTTTGCGGTAAAGGTCAAGAAAAACTTTAGCCAATTCTTTACGAATCAACAATCTAATTTGAGAGATGTCATCAATCTCCAATGCCTCATTTACTTTTTTCTTTTGACATCCGCAAGACATATTAGGCCCCTAATTCTTTAATCTTACGAGAAATTTTTAACATTCGCTCAGAAATTTTACTGAATCTGACTTTTGTAGATTCCCAATACTGATTTTGACCTACACCCATTTCAGTTTTAAGTTTGGTGTTTTGGTTTACCAATTGTTCTACTTCGTAAAGTTTACGATTAATTTCTTTAATAGCCAAATTCACTTTCTTTTTAGCAGAAAGCGTTTCATCTCTTTTATAAGCACGATATGTAGCTTCAATCAAACTCTCTAATTGAGAATCTAATTTTGAAAGTGACTCAAAGTGTTTATTTGATTTCTTTGATTTTTTATACCCCAAAACCTCAATATGGTCATCATCCATATCATCTTCACTTTTAGCAAAAGCGTATGGCGTTCTTGGGGGACCAGCACCACCATCAAGGTTTGCGGTCACATTGGCTTCATCCAACTCTTCCTCTTCTTCTTGGAGTTCAAGTTGATTAAATTTATCTTCAAGTTCTTTTAACAAGTATCTACTCATTTCAATTTCCTCACCTCTTGTAGCAATTCGTGGTATCTTAACAAAGAAAGAACTTGCGTTTCGCTGATTACTTTTGATGTTGAAATACTATCCATCAAATTGATAGTTTCGTTTAACTTGATTGAAATAACTTTATCAGAAACTTTTAATTTACCAAATTGGGTTTTTAATTTTTTAACTTCTGATATAACATACTTTCTTAACTTCTCTGAATTATCAATGTTGTTGATGTATGTTCTCAAAATGGTCTTTTGTTCGGTTGTAAGACCTGTATACTTTTCGTTAAACGAATCTACCAAAAATTTGTAAGCCAATAGTCTAACTTCTTTTGGTTGACTTGTGTAATCTTCGTTCAACTTTTCTTCTACCAATTGTTCTTTTTTGGTAATGATGTTTTCAAAGATTGTATTCTTACATTCAACCCATTCTTTTGGAGATGTTTCTTGTTTGAATTCAAACAATTTGTAGGTTGATGCTAATTCTTTGTAATTGTTTACACGATACTTGAAAAAGTCATCAATTTTGTATGATTCTTTAATAGACTTGATTAAGTTATACTTTTGTCTACGAAGAATAGATTCATTTAACTTTTCTCTTTGCTCTAAAATGATATTAACAAATTCTTGAGCTTTGTATTGTGAATCAAAGTTTTCTTTTTGGAGTGTCTGATATAGATTCAACTCCTTGGTCAATTCAGTCCCTTTTTTGAAATGGGATTTAATAATTTCAAGCGCCAGTGAGTTTTTGCCAGCTAATGTATCAGCAGCAATTTGTCTCACGAGCAACTCAAATAAAATACCCGTATTTTTGAACTTACTGTGTTTTAATTTACCCATTTCAAACCTTTTATTTGACTTTCTAATAAATAAATATCATATTATAGGTTAAATCGTATCATCTAATAATTGAGACTCATCTAATAACCCAGATTCTTCAGTTTTAGACTCTGGTTTCAACGATTCTATAATCATAGCTTTAGTTTTAACCTTCATTTTAGTTAGAGAAGATTTTAGTGCGGCTTGAGATTCAACCGCCATCGGACTCTTTCTAAATGTGTGATATGCATTATCAGCTTTTACATCGGTTTGTTTACCAAGTGGGTCTCTACCCATATTTGCTTGGTCAGTTCCGTAGGTTCCACTTTCAGTTGGTCTTCCAGCACCAGGGAATCCACCTTCAGGCGAACCACCTTCTTCTTCAGCGGGCTGTTGAGCAATCACAGCGAGGTCGTGTGGTGTACCAAATGACTCACCGGTCTTGGCTGGGTCATTACCTTCGGTTGTAATTTGCTCTTGTCTGAATCCTAACTTCAAGTCATCAATTACTTTTTCTTGTTCGAGTTTCCACTCATCATCTGACATATTAAAGATGTTTTTGTAAATCCACTCTTGTGAAATCATCTTCAAGTCTTTCAAGTCACGAGTCAAGGATGTTTTTTCAGCAAGTAAAGCAACTTTCTCTTGTTCGTAAATGATAGATGGGTTTGTAAGTTCCAACTCAAAGTTTACGAGGTCTTCATTCTCGTATCCTTGTGAGTATAGGTGAACGATTGCAATTTTGGTTAATTCTGAAAGAACAATCTTTTGGATTCTTTCAACGGTTCTTGCAAATCTAATGTCTTGTTGAGCAAGTGTAGCTTTACCTTCAACACCCTCTTCGTATCCGATGAACGCCTTGGGAACTTTCAAAGCCGCCATCATTCTATTCTTCAAGTATTCAATGTCATCAATACCACCGAACTCCATACCACTTAAAGAATCAATTTCAGTTCCACTTTGACCACCACGGACTGGCAAGAAGTAATCCTCTAACATATTCATCATATTGAACTTGAGGTTGTAATCGCCTGTGTTTTGGTCAATGTATGGAACCTTTTTCATTCCATCAATGATGTTTCTCATATGTTGGTCTACCTCTTGTGGTGGGATATTACCAACATCAATTTTGAAGATTCTCTTTTCAGGCGCTCTCATAATTCTATGAATCATCATAGCATCTTCCATAAGAGTCAACTGCTTCCAAGTTTTTCTAGCACCCTCTAACAACGAAGCACCATATGGTAAAAAGTTGGTGTCGGTCATCAATCTGAAGTGTGCAATCTGATAGAATGGGAAGTATGTGTGTTTGTCTTTACCATATGAGAAATTGGTAGAAGAACTCATACTTGATAATTTGAATCGTACTTCATAAGGATTGTCTTGATTGAATCCCTCTTCACGTTCAAGTTCGTATGCTGAAATTGGTTGAACGTTTACAATACCCACACCCTCTTCAATGTCCAAATACAAGTAGTAATCACCATATTTGTTCATACCACGAATCCAAGCCCAAAGGTTGAATTCAATGTTTAAGATATCATAAAAAAGGTTGTGAAGAATCTTCTTTAAGTTTTCATCAGAAGATTTAATACGGATTACATCACCCATATCATTTTTCAGAGTTGTTTCATCTGAATAAATGTCCAAGATAGAGTGAATGATTGAGTCTTTGTCCATCGCCTCGTAGTCGGTGTATAATTCCAACTTGTTTGAGTGATAGTTAAATTGTTGGTTGTAGGTTTCCCAGTTTCTACGAGAAGTATGTAATCTACCAAATCTATCGTAGTAGGAAGTTCCACGGATATTACCTTGGGACTGAAGTCTTTGTGAGTCTACCGTTTGTAAACGACCCTTTCCCACGCGTCTTACAATGACTTGGGTAGCGAATAGTTTTTGTAGTCTTCCAAATAGTGAATTATCTGCCATAATGTTTTCTCAAGTTAAAGAGTATATCTTTACAAGCTATAAATATACAAAAAATAAACTACACTACCAAATTAAAGTATCCAGGTCATATCAACATCGTTTCCACGACCATCTTTCAGTACCCACGGATTGTGTTGACCCATTCTTGCGTTGTAAACACCACCTTGACTTCTACCAATGTGGGTTAGTGTGGTTCTACTTAAATCAATACCTTGTTGTCTTAATTTTAATGCGGTGTCTCTTACCCAAAGACCTGTGGAGAATGACATAACCAAGTCATCATTGTACCCTTGTTGTGCTTCTGCTTTAGAACCATTCCAAATGAATACAAACAACTCATCAATCAACCTTTTAGAATGGATGATTGGAGTTTTTTCTCTCATATAGGTGTCAAGTTTAGAAATCACCAAAGGTCGTGTTCTTGATGACATAGTAAAGCCCGGAACCATATCCTCTTTGCGTTTCAAGTCCCAACCTTTACGAAGATGGACATCATCATCAATATACCCCAACTCACGATATGAGTAGTATAGGTTTGTATAATTTCGGTCAATCACTTCTTGGATTACAGCCCATCCAATGTTTGCGTTTTCCACCACCAACATTGCGTTGTTCCATTCCGCAGCAACTGATGTAAGGAACGCTCCATATTGTTTGGTTTCAATCTTACCTTTGTATTCTGCAACTTGTTCTACCGTCTCAATATCAATAACGTGAAACGCTGAATAGTCGGATGAATCACCACGAGCCACGTCAGCTACTACCACATAATCACGAGAATAATTTGGATACTCCCATAACCAATAGTTTCCATCAAATCCACGTTTTTCAATTGGGTCTTTGATATAAGTTTCAGTATACCAAGTTAAAATAGATGAATCAACCACCGTGTAACCCGAACTGATGAAATCACAATCACATTCTTGAGCGGCACCTTTCTCACCAAGGAGTTTGGTCTGGTCATCTCTCCACTTTTGGTTTCGTTCGGGGTGTACGGTCCAGTGTAATTTGATTGGGTTCCAACTATCACCAACCTCACCCTTCAACCAAATTTTATGGAACCAGTTTCCAACACCATTTGGAGTTGATAATACAATAGCTTTACCACCGGTTGAAAGGGTTGATTGAGCAGATGTCCAAATATCCTCAATGTTTGTGATAAAGGCTGCCTCATCCATAATCAACATAGAAAGTGCTTCAGAACGACCAGCGTCTCCAGCAGCAGATGTTGCTTTGATTTGTGAACCATTCCTTAATCGTAAAGAAAGTTTGTTGTCTTCTTCTGTCTGACCCTTTAGCCAACTTGGTAGGTTCTCGTGCATAAAGCGAACCTTGGTCACGAGGTTTTTTGCTACTTCTTGTTTGGTTGCAATTACAAGAATGTTTTTATCTTCGTGGAATAACATCATCCACAAGGAATATCCAGCGGATAGGGTTGAAATACCTAACTGGCGAGATTTAAGAATGACATTGAATCGGTGGTCGTTAAACTCCCTCATCAAATCTTCTTGGAAATCGTATAAGTTAAAAAGGATTTTCCCTCGGTGAGGGTGTTGGATATAACAATACTTCTTAAAAAAATATACAGGGTCTTTAGCACACTTGATGTACTCTTCCCTAATAAGTTCCTTTAAAGTTTTTGCCATACATTTTTATTTAGAGTGCAAATACCAAACTTAAAGTAGCACCACCAACAAAACCAAATACCAAACCTTGCCACATTTTGGAAGATTTTTGCTTTTTAAGAACTGTAATTTCGTTTTCTTTTAATGAAATGATTTTGTTTTTTTCAACAATTACCAAATCTTTTGTGGAAATTACTTTGTTTAAATTCTCAACCTCAACTTTATACAAACCAATAGATTTTGCATACAAGTCAACTTTTTCTTGTGTTAATCTTAATTCTTCAACACAAAGGTCTCTTTCGGCTTTTACTTTTAAAGCCTTTTCAAGGGATGCTCTCGGAACCGCAATTAAGCTAGGTTCAGTTGAAAGCGTCTGTGAAAGCATCGGCAATGTCGTTGTCAGACATAGCGTCAAGCTTAGCAACATCTTTTTCATATTGTTTCCTTAACTTGTTGATTTGAGCATCTTTTCTATCAATCTGACCATCAATCTTTTTTAACTCTTTTTCAATCTCTTTGTTGAGTTTTAAAATAGAGTCTGACTGATGTTCTAATGATTGAATTTGTTCTTTGTATTCTGCTTCACGTTCCTTCAACATTTTCTCATATTCTCTTTTGTATCTATTACCTGCAAAAAAGAATTGATATGCAAGTAGCGCTAATAACGCAAGAATTATGAGTTGTTGAGTATTGAAACGTTTCATTTATTTCTTTGCAGCGGGCTTTTTAACAGCAGCTTTTGGTTCTGCTTTTGGAGCAGTAGCTTTTTTCTTTGGGTAGTATCTCTTCTTTTTAGGAGCAGCTTTTTCTACTACATTAGCTACATCTGAAGTTTCTTTAACCACCTTCTTGGCAGCAACTTTAACTTCTTCAACCGCAACTTTTACTTCAGCTACTTCTTTTTTAACTTCAGCAACAGTTTCTTTGATTCTCTCATCAATGGTTGTCTTACCAAGTAACCAGTTCCAAACTTTCTTTAATGTTTCCATAGTTTATTCCAATTTTAATTAAACTACTAATAAGTATGTAATTCAACTTTAATAATTACCACTTTCTACAAGACCAATAACGAGCTTTCCATCTTGGACCTGGATTGTCACAATTATGTCTAGCTCTAAATGATGCTCTTGCTTTAGGGTTGTCTTTACGAATTCTCATAGTACCACCCTTAGCATCACCACCTTGACCAAAGTTTACTTTAACAACATTACCTTTGTCGTTTTTAACGTACACTTTGAACTTTTTAGTATCACCTTGCATAATCTTACCAAGCTTTACTTTTCTACCTTGGTATTCTGCTTCGTTGATATCAGCTTTGTATTCAGCCATAAACTGAACGAATTCTTTTAGGTCTTGATAGTTTTCTACATCGTACTCTTCAACCACTTCTTCCTCTTCTTCTTTTAAGAATGGTTTTGCAGCGAGGTTTGAATAAACTTTACCAAATTCAGGAACAAATCCGTATTGTTCTTCCATAAAGTTTTTTACATTATGGTATTCTTCTTTGATGATTTTTTTTAAATCATTTTTTGATAATTTGGATTCTTTGATTGGAGTTTCTTCTTCCTCTTCAAGTTTGTGAACAGGATACATTTTTCCATTGAATTCAAATTCAGTCAAACCTTCTTTTCTTGCTTTGAACAATGCGCCGGTAAAAGCATTACCTTCATTTACATTATCTTGAGCTAAAGTTTTGATGTTGTTGATTATGGTTTTAATTTTTTTACCATCAGCAGTTCTAACAGTCACACTTCTACCCATTCTATCAATTACCGTTGCAATTTTGTTTGCTGATTTTAAGAATACAAAATCACCAATTTCAACCGATGATTCGTTTACCGATTCTACTTTTTTAGGTAAGTTAGAATGTTTAGTTGCAGCAAAGTCTCTGATGTCTTTTTCTGACATAGAGTCTACAATATCTAATACTTCTTGTGATGCTTCAGAACGAGGTACTTCACCTCTCTTAACTGCTAGAGCCAATCCAAAAATCTTTTGTTGTTGTTGTGATACAGAGGCTTCGTTTACCGATTTACCGCCTACTACTTTTGCAATAGTATCAATATGACCTTGGATGTAATTGTGTTCCGATTCAAGGTTCATCATTTTTGCCAACTTCATAATCTCGTTTGCAATGTTTTTTGCAGCAAAAAGATATTCTGGTGATGGATTGTATCCGGGTCTTTGAATGTGTTTTTCAATAAAGAATAAAACATCTTGGAGTTTAGCACTACGAACTGCCATATTCATATCTACACCCTTTGACTCAATGTCTTTGTAAAGGTTAGATGCGCCAGGACAAACATCAAAATAACGAGTTTTATAATTACCAACAGTAATTTCTTGTGGGTCGTTCATTTCATCACCTTCGGTTTTCATCAAACGATTTTTAGCGAGAAGAGAAAGAAACTTAATATCAGCGTCTGCGATTTGCTTTAGTTCTTGTTTTGATAATTTATCCAACATAACAACCACTCTTTTATACATTGGGTCTGCCGGGTTAATCTTATCAATATCTTTGTATGCGTATTTAAGAAGACCAAGGTGGGTATTATCAAACTTTTCGTTTACTGATTCTTTCTTTACGCTTCTCTTTTGAAGAACCAACTTATTGATTTGTGAGAATAAATCTGCAATATCCTTATCCAACTTTTTCTCATCCGCACTCATAGGTGCTTCAATATCTACATTTGAATAAAGTTTCTTTTTCTTAGCAATCAAAGCATCTACCTTTTTAAGTAAATCGTTTTTAGCTTTGTCTAAATCTTTGATTACTTGGTCTGGCGTTGATTCTTTGATACCATATTGATTCTCAATAGCATTTAAAATGTTTCTCATCTTTACGATGGTACTTATCTCAAATTTATTACCACTTTCAATACTCTTTTGCATCTTTTTTACAAACGAGTCCATATGTTTCATAGCACCATTTGCTAATGATTGATGTGTGTCTTTAACTTTGATGAATTGCGGTTTTGCTTCGTTTACTGACTTGTTCTTCTCTTTTTCTTCATCAGGACTCATACCAAATGTAGAGTGAACTAACTTGTCAAGTTTCATATGAAAATCTTTTTCTTCCGAATCGGTGGCTTCACTTGCACACTTTTTCCAACCACCACCAGCATCACCATATTGTTTAGACGCCCAACCATTTGCATATGCAGAAGGATATACATCAAACTTTTCTTTTGCTTGTGATTTGTAATAAGACCACTTTGATGGGTCAGTCGGGCAGTTTTTTTCTTCTAACTTTTGAACTGCTTCACCTAAACGAATATAATACTCTTTATTTTTCATATAATACCTCATAAAATAAATAGGTGTGGTTAGTCGTTTCCGTTTTCTAACTTGGCGATGAACTCCGTTTTGAATTTTTCAAATTCGGCGTCAATTTTTGCTTCAAGTTCTTCGGGCGACATTCCACCTTCCCATTCTTCAACACGACCATCTTCCAAAACATATTGAGCTTTTAGTGCTGTCTTTAAGATTTCCTTTTCAACCTCGGCTTGTTTTAACCAAGCTTTTGCATTTTGTAGAATTTTTGTTCTTTCGTACTCTTCAAATTTACCTTCTAATTTTAAAGTAGCTTCCATATCAGTCACACACTCTAAACACATTCCGTGAAACGCTTTCATCTTTTCATCAGCACGACTTGGTTTGGTACAAGTGCAAGTTTCTTTTGGACAATTTGGGAATGTTTTAATTTCCGCTCTTACCTCTGAAAGTTTACCAAGTTTTACCTTGTACCCTTTCTTTTGTTCCCATCTATTTCCAAATTCATCGGTCCATTGCTCTCCAACTTCCCGTCTTACAAACTCTTTGTTTTCAAAACCGATTGTTGTCTTGGTTTGAGTTTTGTGTGTTCCGGCGAGCATTTCTTTAATCGCCTTTACGTTTTGTAATTTTGCCATAACTTTTATTTTTATTTATTTACCGTAGAACAATCCCAAAATTTGGTTTAAGGGTGCGAATGTACCTGTGAGTTTATAAGTATTATTCTTATACACAAATACTATACCTTCGTTAGGAACAATTTTCTCCTTACCACCAATAGCAGCAAGTCGTTCCAACTCCAATTTCAGTTTTGCAATTTTCTTTGGGTCTCCTGCTTTTTGAACATCTTTGACTGTTTGGTCAAGTCGGTCTTTCATATTTCTAACAGCAGAGTCCGGATTTGCAGTCAACACCGAAGACATAAATGAAAGAACCTCAGCACCCACTCCCAAGAAAATATCTTCAAATGGTCTGATGTTGTCCTTTGCGATTTTAGCGTGGTCGTTCTTGTCCACACCTTGAGCCCAAGCAAGTGTTTTTGCATCAGTAATGTTTTTACTATCCAATCGGAATGATTTGTCGTAGAACGCCCATCTTCTTACAAGACCCATCTTTGTTTTATTGTCAAGTGTAGATGGTGATTTTGTATCTACAAAGTTCTCCCACCACTTTTGGTGATATTCCGCTACACCATCAGTATCTTTTAAGTTGAATTGTTTTTGTAATTTATTCAACTGACTTTCAAACTTTGGTTTTAGTGAAGTGAGTTTTTGAGACTTTGGTAATTCTTGCACCGGCGGTCCTTGGATGGTGTATTTAGATTGAACATCCGCATTGACTTGTTTAATCATACCAGCCAATACCTTAGCATCACTTTGGTCAGCGCCAATTGCTTCACCAGCTTCATTGTACTCCGTTGTGTTGTGGAATACCAATAATGCTTGACCATATGGGATTACATTCACCGATGTTGGCCAGATTACTTCAAGGTTCATAAATTTAGCACCTTGTTTGAAAATCTTATCTCGTTGTGCTTTTGATAAACCTTTGATAGCAGAGGTCAAATCCTTCATAGCAAAATTGTAAGCATCGGTCAATCCACCTCTACCACCAAACTTGGAAGCAACACCGCTGATGTCTAACGCTTTTTCACCACGATTAGCAAGATGTCCTTTATTTCGTGCCGCAATCAAACCCTTATCATCTCTCCACGAAATAGCGAGAGCTTGACCATCGGTTTTTTCTCTTGCAAGTTCTAAATTACCTGTAAGAGCTCCGTTGATAATTTGTTTTAAATCACCAAAGGTTAAATTCATTTCAGTATCAAATGGGTGAGCCATATGTCCATAGGCACCACCTTCTACAATCAAAGATTCATTCAAACCAATATCTTTCTTTTCCAAGAAATCAATAAAAGTCATACCAAGCATTGTAGCTGTTTTTTGAATATCCGATTTCCAATCTGAATAATCTTTATTGGCGGGCCTATTACTTTTTGGGTAATATGATACTTGAGTTGGTCGGTCTTGAACAAATTGAGTTTCGAGGTCAGTTCCTAAAATCCAATCTACAATTTCAAATCCAAGTCTTTTTGCTACTTCAGTATTTGCTTTTTCATACTTTTGTCTATTAGCCCACGAAAACGCAGGACCATTGTCTACCATTGCTAACGAAATTGGATTTACAGTAGAACCTTCAGTTTTAAGGTCTTGAACATCAACTTCTTTTCTACCCTGTTTAGCCGTTGTAAAATCATTACTTACAGGTGGAATTTCTAAATCCGTATTATTTCTAATGTTTCTCTTTGAAGAGTATTGGTAGTAGTCAGATGACCCTTTTGCATCAGGTGAAATGATGACATCTGCTGTTGGGAAACTCATTTGAGTGTATCCACCATTTACAAACCAAACATCATCTTTTTGACCTGGATTTTTCATTCCAAGTTTACGAGTCTTTCCAGGTAATACAAACATAGTATCCGGCTCACCAGCTTCCGCTCCGTATGTAGCACCTTCTAACAAAGACTTAATATCAAATGTCTGAAAGAATGATTCCATTATAGATTCAACTTTCATAAGTCGTGTTGAAATCAAATTGTAAATCTTCGGGTCAAACTTTGGATATGCTTTCTTAAATCCAGCTTTTCTTTGTGAGTCTTCTGACGCTGATAACCAATTGCGAACATCCGTTCCACTAATTGCGTTTGGTTGAGCTGGCGACACATAAACATAACCATTATCAAGGTATCCGCTTTCAGGTCTACCATCGTATTTTTTAAAGTATTTACCGCCTAATCTTGCTTCATCCTTTTCACCAACCACCGTAATAAAGGCTGTGGTTTTAGAATCAAATTTACTTAATACTTCCGTTGGTTGGTATGGGTTTTTAACTTGAACGATTTGTGATGCTGGGATGTTAAACATCTTCATCATTATCTCACGTTTCTCTTTAAAGTTAAATGGGTGTCTTGGTCCACCTTGTTGATTGGATGTTCCGATGAATACGTTTTGTTTACCAAACTTTTTTACCAAGTGTTCGTATGTGGCGTAATGGCCTTTGTGGAATGGTTGGAACCTTCCAGCATAAACTACTACTTCTTGTTTTACTTCTTCAACAAGAATTGACCTTACCCACTCTTTGATTATATTTCCCATAATAATAAGTATCTATTTTATAATTCTATGCAATTTGATATGAACCATTCCAAAGAAATCTATCAGAATTTGCCCAAGTAAATGGTTGGGTTGCGTTTACATCATTAGCGGTTCCACCAACAGCTTGGTATTGTATTGGTGTTTTAAAATTAAATCCAGCACGCGCACCATTTAGTGTTGCATTATACCAAGCGGTTCCATTATCCAACAAATTTGCTGTCATTAGGATAGCATCGGCGTGTGACGCGGTAAATGGCATTGATACATACCACTCACCACTACCAAATGTGGTAGTTGAGCCCATCACTATGTTTCCTCTTACAAAACAAGTTTTACCAATTAGTTTATATTGACCCGTGCTACTACCATTACCAATAAATGGGTTTGAAGATGCAGCGGTCCAAATCGGTGTATATGAAGTCCAATCATCATCAACTTGTTCATTATTCAAGTTAAAAGAGCCGGTGATGTATACACTGCCAGAAAAAAACTGACTTGAATCTGATACTCTTCCGTAAACTCCCGGTGCGTTTGGAATAACTCCCATATTAATTCTCCTTTATCATTCTGGTAATTCAGGTATATCACCAATGGTAGCGCTACCATCGGAGTATTTACCTGCAAAGGTTCTTGTTGCTACTAAACTAAAACCACGAACTAATGTTGATGTATTACTATCAGCAGTTCCTGTTAATACATTACAAGTTGCTGACAATTTTATTAAACAATATCTACCTTGATATGTGCTTGGTATTGTTATCTGACCCGCGGTTAGGTTGGGTGAAACTACAAAGCTTCTAAACGGATTAAGAGTAGAACTCGGCATAGATGGTGTTGTATACAAGTCAGTCAAATTTTGCCAATTATCAAAAGACCCACTATTTGTGGCTGGAGAAGATGACCCTGTAAATGCGGTAAGAATTGATATTTTAGCTCCGTGTGAAACACTTGTCGCACTACCACAACTTCCTAATATAGAAAACGCAAGCAATAATCTATTTTCACCAGGTAATAAATGAATTGGAAAAATGGTATCGGATGAACTTACATATGTAGATGTATCTATACCAACCACGGATATACCATCGTAGTATGAAACCAATTGTCTACCATTATTTCTAGCATCAATTATACCAGCGTGAGTGTCTAAAAGAGTATAAAATGTATTTTCAATTACTCGTTGAACAAGAATATCTGAACCTGTAATTTGACCATTGGCTTTTAAGGCAAGTTTTGGAACGGATACTGAAGCTGATGTTTCAAATTGCGATGAACTGATTGCCGTTGGGGTTATTACAAACCCACCCACCACAGCTTCATCATCCTTTGGATTGAGGTGGAAAAACGATGAACTAATTTCTATGTTTCCGTTTGAACCACTAATGAATTGTGTATTTTGGGTTCCAATAAAAAAGTCATCGGTAATAACTTTAAGATTACCACCACCCGCAGTTGTAAAGAAAAAACTTGATGAACCACCAGCGGAAACCATTTCCATACCTACGCCAGGATAATCATCAACACCAACTTGTAAATTACCACTACCACTCCAAATAAGAAAACCACCAGGTCCTTTTCCAAGTGAAGCGGAAGTCATACCTTGGTATCCAACGGATTTTAAATATCCACTTGAATGACCTGCCATTTCAATACCAGTTCCAATAGCATTACCAATATGAAATGACCCTGTGATTAAGGATTGGTCTCCAGCAATGTAAACGTTTCCGCCTGTAAATACAACATCTTGTTTTACTATTTCAGTTTCAGATTTTACACCATTAACATTTAAGAATTGTAATTTTAATGTCTTTGGGTCGTTCAGGTGTTCGGTTGGGATTGGAACCTTAAAGGATACTGATGAGGTTGCTTCAACTAAATTGTTTGATATCAACTGATATTCAGCCGATGATAAACCTTGTGATTTTAAAAGCGTATTTACCGAATGAACTCTACCTACTATTGGATTTAGGTTATTAAGAGTTATATTTGCAACTGCAACTTGGTTTTGAGTTTGAGTGTCTGATGATGTAGTATAGTATTCTATGTTTACATTTACAAGACCATCGGAATACTCGTAGGTGTGGATTGAATCGGTTGTTCTATTATCACTTTGAGTTAAC